CTGTCCCGGATCCGGCCTGGGTGCGGGCTTCTTCGGGCCCTCGGCGGCGGCCCTGCGCAGGTGCGGCTTGCGCTCCAGCAAGGCATCGAGGTCGACCGAGATTGCCTCGGTGTCGATCTCCCCGTCGTCGCTGGTGTACGCCGCCAGGTCGAGGAACGCGGCAGCGTCCTCCGGGTCGGCGAACTCTGCTGCAGCGGCCCTCACTTCAGCCTTCACCGCGCGGGCCGTGGCCTTCGCAATGGCGGCTTCGAGACGCTCGGCCTTCGATGTGGCCTTGTCCAGGTCCGACTTGTCGCGGTCCTCAAAGTCGGCCACCTTGCGGGCCAGATCGTCAGCGCGCTTCTTCTCGGCCGCCGCAGTCTTCTTGGCTGCGGCCCGATCCGCCTTCATGCGATCGAGAGCCCGCTTGCCCTCGTCGCCGAGCTTGTCGGCGCCCTCCGGATCGCCTTCGGGCTCCGGGTCCGCGGGGTCGTTTTCCGGTTCCGGAGCGGGCTCCGGGTCGGTCGGCTCGGGGTCGTCGTGCCGGGTCAGCTGGAACCAGTCCGCGCTCTGGGCAGCGGGCAGCCAGCGGGTACGCGTCGTGCTCATGGTGATGTGCTCCCGTTGCGGGATCAGTGGCCCGGCCTTGCGCCAGGTCAGGAACAGTCGGCTACGAGAGGTAGCCGAAACGCCGGAGCATCGCGATGGCCTCATCGCGGGACTCGGCGAGCTCGAAGATCTGCTCAGGCAGCAGACGGGGGGTGGTCAGCCGGTACTGGCGCCCGATGTCGGCCGGCACCCGGCCGCGGGCAATGTCCCGGGCCCGTTCCTGCCGGTAGAAGAAGCCGCGGGTTGTCGTGCCCTCGCGGGTCGCGCGCAGGGTCCGGCCGAACGCGGTCGTGGTGTACATGCCGCGGCGGGCGTTGACGATCTGTCCCATGTCGCCGCCCTCACGGATCGCCCGCGCGCCCGCGGCCGTGAAGACGCGGTCCTGCTCGGCACGTCCGAGGCTGCTGAAGTAGGCGTTGGGATCGATGAACCCGCGGTCACGGTGCTGATGCCGGGCAATCAGGGTCGTCGGTAGATGGACACAGTCGCAATTCGATACAATGAGTCCGTTAGCGCTGTACCAACCCTCTGACGACGTGAGGTTGTACACATGCCCGCTCCACTGGACCCTGCGAAGCTCGACCACGCAATCCAGCTCTACCTGTCCGGACAGTCGATCCCTAAGGCCGCCGCCGAGGCGGGCGTAGGAGGAAACACTCTCCGGCGAGCGATAGCTACCCGCGGGATCCCAGCGCCCGACGCCCGATTCGCCACCCTGCCCGCCGACGAGGTCGTCTCCGCCTACATGGCCGGGACCAGCGAGTACGCCCTGGCTCAGCAGTATGGAGTCAGTCGGAACGTCATCGCGCGCAGGCTGGCCGAAGCTGGCATACAGCGACGGAGCCACTCCAAGGCTGGCCAAGTCCGCGCCGCCCAGATGAGCCCCGAACAGCGAGCCGCCCAGGCCGCTGCGGCCCATGACGCCGTTCGCGGCACCAAGCAGAGCCTCGAAACCCTCGAACGACGCGCCATGCTGCGAGAGCAGCGCGGCGGCTACGACTCCGAAGGAGAGCGCCAGCTCGCCGAGTGGCTCGCCCAGCGAGGCCTCTCCCCACTGCCTCAGAAGGCCATCGGTAAGTACAACGTCGACATCGCCGTGTCCCCCATCGCCGTGGAAGTCCTCGGCGGTGGCTGGCATTTGGAGAAGCGGCATCACGCCACTCGGACGCCACAGATCCTCAATGCGGGCTGGCACCTGGCGTTCGTCTGGAACCACGAGGGGGACAGCGCCCTGACTGAGGGCGCTGCGGACTACGTGGTCTCCTTCCTGGATGAGATTCGCCGGGAGCCACCCACGGTCGGTCAGTACAGGGTGATTTCCGGTGACGGGCAGCTCTTGGCCGCTGGCGGTTGTGAGGACGACAAGTTCCCCCTGGTACCACCGCCGCGCGGCAGCAAGGTTCGGAGGCCCTGAGACGACCACTCCGGCAGGGAAGCAGCGAGGATGCCGCTGGAAGCCCTTGTTCCAGCCGTACTCCGTGCCCGCCAGGATGATGCAGCGAGCACAAGCAGGCGGCTGCACCACCCGCACGTAGCCCTGGATCGTCCGCACCCCGGTCATGCTGGAACCGACGGCGCTCCGGCCCGCCTGCGCCACCTCCGAGGACGACAGGCGCAGAGCCTGATTCAGGCCCCGCATCAGGGCGTCGTCCTCCGAGAGGCCCCCAGCGATGCCCTGCTTCGTCGTGATGACCGACAGCAGCATCAGCGAGTCCAGCGACCGCCCATCCGCCGCCACCCCGGCAAACGCCTCGGGACGGACCCGGCCAGCCCGAGCCGGATCCGCACCCTCGGCATCCACCACCTCATCCACGTACCCATCCGCACCGGCGGCCGCCGACAGCTGGCCGGCCGTGATAGCGCGGACGATCCGCGGCCCCACCGAGGCATCCCACGACCCCGACAAGTCTCGACGGTCCAGCTGGGCCCACAGGCGCTGAACCTCATTCGCGGTGAGCCGAGTTCGGCGCGCCTGAGCAGCCTGAAAGGCCAGGGCGATCTCGCGCACCGACCGCGTGATCCGCACGTCAGGTCACCGGGACAGGCTGCGGCTCGGGAGGAACCGGCTCGGCGGGAGGCTTCGGGCCGGAGTCCAGGGCGGCCAGGTCGCCGCCCATGATGCGCGTCATGGCATCCTGCGCGGCCTGCTCGTCCTGCTCCTCCATGCGCTCGATCTGCGCCTGCGTATAGCCCATGTCCTCGCGGGTCTGCCGCAGCGGCACGATGTGCGCCGTGAAGAGTTTCACCGCCGCGTCCGCCCTCTGCGCGACAGTCGGCGTCGAGGCGTCCCGCCAGATCGTCTCCAGCGAGCGGGCATCCGGATTCCAGTGGCCGTCCTTGAGCCGCATCACCTTGCGGTTGACGCGCTCCCATGTGCCGCCGGCCCGGCGCTGCTTGCGCTCGGCACGCTTCACCAGCCGTGTCTCCGCGCTGCGAATGCCGTCAGCCGATGCCGGGTTGTCGGTGGAGTGCCCCAGGAAGTGCGGCGGGAGCCCGGACAGGGAGGCGACGAGCGAGGCCAAGAGTTTGATGGTCTCGTGGAAGTTCGACAGGGACGCCTCGGAGAACTGGACGACGTCCGCGCCGTCTTCCTTGCGGTTCTTCTCCGTCGCCCACATCCGGCCGATGATCCGGCTGAACGCCGAGACCTTGCGGCCGTTGGCGTCGACGAAGTCCTCCTCGCCGAACCCGAACGCCACCCGGCGCGGTGTCGCGTGGTACTCGGCGGACACCATCATGTCGGTGGCGATCTTGCATGCGGCGTCCGAGATCGGAATCACGTCCGCGAGGTCACTGACACCGTTCGGCGTCTTCAGGCGCGGCCGGTTCGCGAGCACCTCGACCATGACCTCGCCGATGTTGTGCTCGTCGCGCTCATACTCGATGTCCTCGACCCACAGGCCATCGACCTTTACCCACCAGGACGTCACATTCGGCAGCAGGAGTGTGGCGTGATCGACCTTGCCGTTCTCGCCATCCTCGGACCACCGCTTCACCGCGGCCCGCACCTCGCGGGTCTGCGGATCGAACTCCGCGTACATGTCGATCGGAGACTCGACGGTGACGAGAGGCGTCGTCGGGTCATCCGCACGGGTGCCGACGACAACGTAGGCACGGCCCATGACGAGCGAATCGAGATGCCCCTGCTGGGACTGCTCGTCCATGTCGTTGGCCTGCCAGATCCGCCACAACTCGGCGTCGGCCTCCGCCATGCCGGGGAAACGGAAGCCCTCGACATCGAGACGCTCCTCGACGCTGTCGACGACCAGGCGCGGCCAGTTGACCACGACCTGCCGCACCGTCTCCTGCAGCTCACGCTCCAACTCACGCGCCATGTAGCTCAACGGCTGCTTGCCCTCGTAATACGAGTTCAGCCGCCGCAACTCCGACAGCTCCTCGTCGTGGCACCGGATCAAATGCTTCAGCCACTGCTCGTCAGAACGGTCCACCGGCCACCGCCCCTCACTGCAGAATCAGCATCTTCGACTTCTTCTTCGGGCGGGCCTGACCAGCAGCAACCGCGTCACCCGCGGCCTCGTGAGCGAGAATCGAACACATCGCGACGTCGATCTTCTGGGACTCGGAGGCCTTCTTCAGCACGTACCGGTTCGCCGGACGCGCCGCCTTCCGTGCGTTGCGGATGTGCTGAGCAGCCCATACACAGCCGTCCTGATGGAACGTCGAGTCCTTCTTCGTGACGTCCGTCGCCAGCCGCTCGGCGGCGCTGTGCATCTGCGCGGCACGGTTCGTGTACCAGCGCACGACCCGCTTCTCCCCGTACCGCTCGGCAAGCGTGTCCACCTCGGACTCCCAGTACGGCGGGTCCAAGTACGCGCGCACCACGTTGAAAGTCGAGAAGATCTCGTCGAACGCGGCCATGACCTCCAGGCGCGGCACCTGGCCGCCCCACTCCTTCGGATTCCACACCGCCGGACGATCATCCGGCCCGTAGGTCGGGGTGAACTGGTAGCCGTCCAGGGTCTCCAGGCGGATGCCCGTCCAGTCGTCGATGTCCGAGCCGTCAAAGCCCAGCGTGACCGCAGTTCCGGGCTCGACCTCTCGTACCTCGCGGCACAGATCCCAGCGGTCGCCGTCGATGTAGGCGCCCGTACCGGCGACGATGCGGTTCAGGTAGAAGCGCTCAGCCTGCGCCGGATCCTTCTCCGCGATCTCGACCAACTCGCCGTCGATACGGTCCAGATCAACCCAGCCGCCGACGAGCACGGAGGAATCGCCGTAAGCGTGCCGCAGCGCCTTGTGCCGCTCCCGCTTGTTCGCCAACGACGCCGGCGCCGGGATCCGGTGATCGCGGTACACGTCCTTCACGGACGCCTCCGCGGTCCTCTGCGCCACGCTCTGCTCCGACGGATCCCACGCGTTCGTCGTCTCGACGGCGCGGCCACCGGTACCGGACAGGTTCCTTCGCTGGGTCTCGGCGAGCTTCCAACCGCCGTTCGCCTCCACCCAGGAGTGCGTCTCGTCCTGCACAGCGAACGTGATCCGCTGGCCGAGGCGGGCCCGGCCGGAGCTGGTGACCGGCTCGATACGGCCGCCGCCCGGGACGTTGATCCGGGTCTCGCCCGTGTCCGGGATCAGGTCACCGAGGATCGTGCTCTCTGTGATCATGGGGACGAGTGCGCGGTAGACGTTGTCTGTCTGGTCCTCAGATGTGGCCGCGATCTGAATCCACGGCGTCTCCCAATGCCGCCCGACAGGTTCACCATCCGCATCCCAACCGGCGAACCGCACCGGGCCAACTGCCTCCGCGCACACCATGGCGCACGTCAACGGGCCCTTGCCCCACTTCTGCGGGCGGACAAGCTGCGAGCGGCGATACGACCAAGCGGAGCGCCAGCCCTCTTCGGTTGCGTCCTCGCGCAGGCGGTAGTGCCAAGCCAGGAAGCGCCACATCTCGTCGGTCAGGAGGTATGGGTCGCCGATCTGGTCGCCGTCGGGGACGACGCAATGGGCCTCTACCCAGTCCCCCACCAGCCAGCCCAGCGTGGGGAACTCGCCCGGATGGTCAGGACCCCGCCACGGCATCCGAGTCGACCACCCTCAGCCGCTGACGGGCCGTCTTCTTCGCTGCCTGCGAGGAACGCTCCTGTCGCTGCTCGGCCACCTCGTCTGGGGCAACCTCCCAGCGCAGTCGCAGCATCGCCTGCGGATTCAGCCCGAGCCGATCCTCCAACTGCCGCGCCTCGGTAGCCGCCTTCACGTTCCCGGTCTCCGCCAGCACGCTGAACCGAACGAACCGGCCCACCGTCAGCTCAGAATGCGTCCGCTCCCACATCACCGCCTGCGGCGTCGCCCACAGCGACTCCCACAGATCCAGCTCACGCTCCCGCATCATCGCCGCGCCACCGTCGTCGTCCTTCATGACGATCGGAGGCAGCGGGAAGCGGGGCGCATCACCCTGCCTGCCCTCAGCCGGAAGCTGGGTCGTCGCGACAGTGGCGTTGCGCCGGCGTCGCTCCCCGGCCGGCTTGGGGGGAGGTCCCATACCTGCCATGTGATCACTCTCCATGTGCCGTTGCGGCACGTCTGCACCGCCGTTGCGGCAGGTGCGGGGTCACGCTGGGTCATCACCCCGAGTGGATCTTGAGGTGATCAGACCCGTACAGAGGGCGAGCCACCTCCCC